AGTTTATCCAACGATTTCATCTGGTAAAGATACCAAGATTATCATGGTATCGACACCCAATGGATATAACTTGTTTTATAAGTTCTGGAATGATGCTGTAGAAGGTAACAACCAGTTTAAGACATTCAAGATTCATTGGACTAGTATTCCAGAACGAGATCAAGAATGGCGTAAGAAGATTATCTCTGATATTGGTGAGGAGGCATTTCGACAGGAGTATGAAGCAGATTTTCTAGGTTCTTCCAATACTCTTATAACATATGAAAAATTACAAGAATTATCTTATTGTTCACCCATCTGGACAAAAGACGATTTAGATGTATATGTTGAACCAGAAAAAGATAGATTATATACTATCACAGTTGATACAGCTCGTGGACAAGGTTTAGATTATTCTACGTTTACAGTTTTTGATACGACTGAAGTTCCATACAAAATTGTAGCTAAATACAGAAATAATACTGTTGCACCGCTGCTTTTTCCTAATATTATAAATATTGTAGGAAAGAAATATAATGATGCTTATATTTTAGTTGAAAGCAATGACATTGGAGCTCAAGTAGCAGACGTTCTACATCACGATTTAGAATATGAAAATCTCTTAACAGTATCATGGTTTGGTAGACATGGCCAACAAATATCAAGTGGCCATCGTAAAGATATTTCATTAGGAGTAAGAACAACCAAACAAGTTAAAAAGATAGGTTGTTCAAATCTAAAGAGTTTAGTTGAAGAAGATAAGTTACTTATTCCAGATTATGATATTATTTCTGAGTTGACGACATTTGTAACCAATGGTGATACATTTGCTGCTGAAGAAGGAGCAAATGATGATTTGGTTACAACATTAGTTTTGTTTGGTTGGTTAGTAGATCAATCGTATTTTAAAGAATTGAGTAATCAGAATATACGGGAAAAATTATATCAAAACAAAATGGATACTATTGATGATATGACAATCCCTTTTGGTATTATTGATGATGGATTGACTGATGTGTATGAAAGAGATGCTGAAGGCGATCTCTGGAAAACAGTACATACGTTTAACAAGTAAAATCTATATCAATATTAAGAATGTAAAAGGAGAAAACAAATGCCATTTCAAGTATCACCCGGAATAGTAGTAACAGAACAAGACCTGACTACTGTTGTTCCTAACGTCGCGACAAGTATTGGAGCCGTAGCTGGTGGATTCCAATGGGGTCCGGTGTTAGAAAGAGTACAGATTTCAACAGAGAATGATTTAGTCAGTACGTTTTGGAAACCAGATGCAACTACCGCAGAATATTTCTGGACAGCTGCAAATTATCTTGCTTATGCAAATAATTTACTTGTTGTTAGAAATGTAGGTACAAATGCAAAAAATGCTGTCGTTGGAGATAGCGATGCTGGTACAGCAATACTAGTAAAAAACAAAGATCATTTTGACGGTCTTACATTTTCAGACCAATTATTTGTTGCAAAGTATCCTGGCGCCTTAGGCAATAGTTTAAAAGTACAAGCTATAGATCAGGATGGTTGGGCAGACGCTACAGTTAATGCAGTTTTTCTTGCAAACTTTGATAGGACTCCCGGAACATCTACTGATGTTGCTAATGCTGGTGGTTCTAAGGATGAGATGCACGTTATAGTTATTGATGAAGATGGACTTTGGACAGGAAATCCTGGACAAGTGTTAGAAAAATTTGCATTTGTAAGTAAAGCATCTGATGCAAAAAGAATTGATGGTTCAAGTAATTATGTTGTAGATGTTATGCGTAATGAATCTGAATATGCATGGGTTGGTTTGGTAACTAAGTTTACTGAAAATTCAACTGGTGCAGATGTAAATGCTGGTCAACCAAAAGCTGGTGCAACATTTAAAACTTTTAATAGTGCAACTGCTGCTCAAGCAGTTCCAGGTGGTTCATTGACACTTGGTGTTGACGATAATGTACAGACTGATGCATTACTTCAAGCTAGTTATGCATTGTATCAAACACCAGAAGTTGTTGACATTACGTTGGTGATGGCAGGACCTGCATCAACTACAACTGCTCGTTGGATTGTAGATAATATTACATCTGTACGAAAAGATTGTGTTGCTTTTGTTTCAGCTGTGAAAGCATCTGTTGTTAATAATTCTGGTTCTGAAGTTACAGCACTTACCACAGATAATACTGCACTTGGTTCTTCCAGTTATGCAGTAATGGATGGTGCATGGAAATATCAGTATGACCGATATCGAGATGTTTTCTTATACGTTCCGATGAATGGTGATATGGCAGGACTTTGTGCGAGAACAGATTTTACAAATGATGCATGGTGGTCACCTGCTGGTTTGACTAGAGGTACTGTCAAGAATATTGTTAAACTTTCTTGGGAGCCTACTAAAGCAAATCGTGACACGTTGTATCCGTTAAGCGTAAATCCACTTATTACTCAAAAGGGAGCTGGTGTAGTTCTTTGGGGTGATAAGACAATGCAAACAGTTCCAAGTGCATTTGATAGAATTAATGTACGAAGATTGTTCATTGTTTTGGAAAAAGCAATCTCAATAGCTGCGAAAGCAATGCTCTTTGAGTTCAATGATGAGTTTACAAGATCCCAATTCGTGAATATGGTTGAGCCTTTCTTGAGAGAGGTAAAAGGACGCCGTGGTATTACGGACTTTAAAGTTGTATGTGATACGTCAAATAATACTGGACAAGTAATTGATACGAATAATTTTGTGGGTGACATATATATTAAACCAAATCGTTCAATTAACTACATCCAGTTAAACTTTATTGCCGCTAGAACTGATGTTTCTTTCTCAGAAATCGGTGGTTAATCTTATAAATACTATAAAAACTTAAAGGAGTAATAACATGGCAGTAAATATTCACGATTTTAAACAGAAGTTTCGTGGTGGTGTTCGACCGAATCTGTTTCGTGTGAACATCGCTCATAATGTTGGTATTGGTGAGATTGAGTTCTTGTGTAAAGGAGCTCAAATTCCAGCTTCTACCATAGGTAATATTGATGTACCTTTTCGTGGACGCCAATTAAAAGTTCCCGGAGATCGTACATTTGCAGATTGGACTGTAACAGTCTTGAGTGATCCGACATTTGCTACACGCCAGGCTTTTGAAGTTTGGAGTGGACAGATTACGGCTCATGCTGCTAACGTATCTACATTGAATTATACTAGTCTTTATGGTAGTGCGCAAGTAATTCAATTAGGTCGAAGTGGTGATTCAATTCGTTCATATAAGTTACAAGACATCTATCCAGTTGAAGTTGGTGCGATTGATCTTGCTATGGATTCAAATGATACTGTTGAAGAATATACAGTAACATTTGCAGTCAATAATTTCCATTCAGGTGGAGAGTCTGGTTTTGATGGTAGTACGACTCAAGACAATGATTGGGAAATCGGAGTTAGAGGCCGAGTCCAAGCAGGTCCATTTAGCATTGGCGTAAATGAAACGATTGGTGGTAACTTCTAAATAGTTAGTGAAATTAAAGGGGGGTGAGTTTCTCACCCCCTTATTATTATGAAATAAACAAGGAAACTATATATGGCGATTGAGTTATTTGGTTTTGAATTAAAATCTAAGAAAGAAAAGAAACAAAAAACTTTTGTCACACCAGAGAATCTTGATGGTGCAACTACGGTTATTGATGGTGGTGGCATCATGGGGCATTATCTTAACCAAGATGTTGATGCCAAAGATGAAAAGGTTTTAGTTCAAAAATACCGTGACATGAGTTTTTCTCAAGAAGTTGATGGGGCTGTAGAAGATGTAGTTAATGACGCAGTAATTCACGAAGAAGGAAAACCAGTAGTAGCACTTGACTTAGATAAGTTAGATTATACTGATAGTATTAAAGATAAGATACATACAGAGTTCTCTACAATTCTGGACTTGTTAGATTTTAATCATAACGGTACAGACTTGTTTAGAAAGTGGTACATAGATGCAAGATTGTATCACCATATAGTTGTTGATAAGGGTAGGCCTAAAGATGGAATTAAAGAATTAATTCCAATCGACCCAATGAACATTAGTAAAGTTCGTGAAGTTGAAAAAGAAAAAACTGGTGAAGGTATAGAAATTATTAAGAATGTTCTTGAATATTATGTGTACACACCAGACTCAATGACAACTGGTACATTTCAACAAGGAATGCCAGGAAGTCAAAATGCAGTTCGTGTTGCACCAGATGCGATTTCATATGTTCACTCAGGATTAATTGATACAGCTAAACAAATTGTTATTGGTTATTTGTATAAAGCAATTAAACCATTTAACCAATTACGAATGATAGAAGATGCACTTGTTATCTATAGATTAGCGAGGGCACCGGAACGAAGAATATTTTATATTGATGTTGGTAATCTTCCGAAGTTGAAAGCAGAGCAGTACTTACAACAGGTAATGAATCGTTATAAACAGAAAATGATTTATAACGCATCATCGGGAGAAGTAGAAGATCAACGTAAACATCTTTCCATGTTGGAAGATTTCTGGTTGCCAAGACGAGAAGGTGGTCGTGGTACTGAGATCAGTACACTTCCTGGTGGACAGAATCTTGGTGAAACAGATGACATAGAATATTTTAGAAAGAAACTGTATAAGTCTTTGAATGTTCCAATCTCAAGAATTGAGGGAACTGATTCGACACAATTTAATCTTGGAAGAGCTTCTGAGATTACAAGAGATGAAGTAAAGTTTGGAAAGTTTATTAATCGTTTACGACATAAGTTTTCTTATCTCTTTTGTGATTTATTGAGAGTTCAGTTGATTCTTAAAGGTATTATCAAAGAAGAAGATTGGATTGCTATTAGAGATCGTATTGATTATATTTGGGCTAAAGATTCTCATTTCATGGAGTTAAAGAGCTCTGAGATAATGAGGGATCGTTTTGAGTTAGTTTCAATGGCTGAGGAGTATGTTGGTAAATATATTTCAGCAGAGTATCTGCTTAAAAATATTCTACAACAAAGTGAAGAACAGATTAAAGAAATTGATAAACAAATGGCAGCAGAAAAACCAGAAGAGGAAGAAGATGATATGGGAGATGTAGATGATGAGGACTTCTAAAGCGCAAACTACTATGAAATCTATTTTAAAAGTCAAGACTCAAAGTTTTCTGGAAAATTATAGAGCAAATAGAATGAAAGGTACATTAACAGAAGAAATTAATATTGTTGGAAATGATGAAAAACAAATTAAAAAATTAATTAAAGAAGGTACTCTTACAGATAAATTATTAATTGAAGCAATCAAAAATGTAATGAAAGAAAGGATCAAAAATGACTGACATTAAAAGTACTGTATTAAAAAATATTTTAAGTAAAAAATTAAACAAGGCTAAAGAAGGTATGACACAGATTCTTAGAGATAAATCTTTTAAAGCCATTGAAGATTTAAAATCAACTTTTAAATATGAACTTCCAACAAAAGATGCACCTGCACCAGAGGCTGCACCAACACCAGAACCTATAGAGGCAGATAAATGAAATCTTTTAAACTTTACTTAGAAGGTCTTGACGACCTTAAAAAAGCAAATAGAAAAAAAGAAACTAAGTTACGTCAAGACAATAGAGATAAAGAGAATGATGCTCGTAGAGCTGATATGGAAAAGGCTCAAGATAAACGACAAGATGATAGAGAAAAAGAAATAGAAAAACGAATGTCTAAAAATAAAAAAGAAAGTATCATTCAAAAAGTAACTGAGTATATTAAAGCAAATGGTAAAAGACGTAAGTGTGCAGGTGGTGATGGTCGAAGAACTGAGAACCATGATTGTGATAAAGTACATTCTGACATGACACATAAAGAATGGGAAGCATCACAAGATACACCAAAGGATGAAACTAAAAAGTAATGAAAATAGTTGATGACATGATTGACAATATTCTTGATGAGGTGATGAGTAAATCAACTCGTATGAAGAAGTCAAGAATGATGAGAACAAAAGCAAAACAGATTGCTCGTAAACGTAAGATTGCTATGAAACGTAGAGCAACACCAGAGAAATTAAAATCAAGAGCATTGAAAAAGGCAAGAGATTTAATTGCAAAAAGAATTTTAAAAGATAGAAAAAAATCTGATTTATCATTGGCAGGTAGAGAACGATTAGAAAAACAATTAAGTAAGAAGAAGTCAGTAATTAAAAGAATTGCAAAAAAGATATTACCAAAAGTTCGTAGTGCAGAAGCTGAACGATTAAAGAAAAGAGGGGAAAGCGAATGAAACTAATAACTGAACATACTCACGAGGTTGAATATATTACTGAGGGTAAAGGTAAAGAGCAGTATATTAAAGGTATCTTCATGCAGGCTGATATTAAAAATCAGAATGGTAGATTATATCCACATGCTGTTTTAAAGAAAGAAGTGAATAATTTTAATAAGCGTTATGTTGCAGAAGGTCGAGCTCTTGGAGAACTTGGACATCCAATGGGACCCATTATTAACTTGGATCGAGTTTCTCATGTTATTAAAGAATTAAAAGAAGATGGTAAGAATTTTGTTGGTAAAGCAAAAGTTATGGATACTCCAAATGGTAAGATTGTAAAAAATCTTATCAGCGAAGGAGTTAAGCTTGGTGTATCTTCCAGAGGTATGGGAAGTGTTAAACCAAACAAGAAGGGTGTGAATGAAGTACAAGGAGATTTTGTTTTGTCTACAGTTGATATTGTTGCTGACCCGTCAGCACCAGATGCATTTGTTAATGGTATTATGGAAGGCAAAGAATGGGTATGGGAGAATGGTGTTATCAAAGAACGAGATATTAATAGTATGAAGAAAACTATTGAGAACGCAAAAATGAGGGAATTGGAACAAAAAAAGATAGATGTTTTTGCAAAATTCCTCCAAAATCTTTAATGTTATAAATATTATAACGAATAAATTACTTTTAGGAGATTAACAATGGCAAAGAAAGAAACACTCACAGATGATGGAAAACTTGAAGAGGTTGATATGGAAGAAGCGAAGAAAAGTGCTAATAAAGAATTAGGTATGCCTGATATAGATGATGAAGAAGGCCGAGAAGATTCAGAGCCTGATGGAGAAGATGGCACCAAAAAAGAAACTCCACCCAAATCTAAAAAGTCTAATGCTTCTGCAAAACAAGAAGCTAAAGCAAAGAAAGAAGAAGATGATGATTATGAAGATGATGATGACGAAGATGAAGATGAGATGGAATCTAAGTCTAAGAAAGAATCTAAATCTAAAAAAGAAGGCAAACCACCTTGGTTGGATAAAGACAAAGATGATGATGACGAAGATGACGATAAAGACGAGTCTAAAGCCAAGAAGGAAGAAAAAGAAATCGAAGTTGATGTTTCTGAAGATGTTTCTGCATTGATTGATGGAGAAGAACTTTCTGAAGAATTTAAGACAAAGGCTGCTACAATTTTTGAAGCTGCAGTTAAGTCTAAGATTGCTAAGATTCGTAAGCATGTTCGTGAAGAATCTAAGAAAGATATGGAAGAAAAAACAGAAAGCATCCAGAAAGAGATGACAGAGAAGATGGATGAGTATATGAATTATGTTGTTAAAGAATGGATGGAAGAAAATAAACTCGCTGTTGAACAAGGTGTTCGCAACGAAGTTACAGAGAGCTTTATTTCTGGTTTGAAGAAGTTATTTGAGGAACATTATATTGATGTTCCAGAAGAAAAGGAAGATGTCTTTGAGAGTCTTGTACAAGAAGTTGCCGAACTGGAAACTAAACTTGACGAGCAAACTCAGAAGCACATGGATACGGTGAAAGATTTAAATACTTATAGAGCTAAAGACGCATTCCGTGATATCGTAGAAGGCATGGTTGACACAGACATTGAAAAAATGAAAGAGTTAACTGAAGATGTTGATTACGAATCAGATGAACAGTACAAAGAAAAACTGAACATTATTAAAAACAGTTACTTTAAATCAGAAAAGAAACTGGAAGATAATAAGGATACGGCAGCAACTAACAAAGAAGTGGCCGATGGAAAAAGTGATGGTAGTATAGATAGTGTCATGGCTGCAATTTCTAACTTAAAGAAGTAACCTTATTTTAAATATATGGATAAAGTGAAATGAAGTTTGTTAAATTAAAATTTTAAATTAATAAAGGA